AGGTCGACGAGCTGAAGGCCCACAAGAAAATCATCGATGGGCTCATTTTCGTTTTCCCCCGGGAGATCCCGTTGATGCTTTCCGGCGAATTGTTTTTCAAGGAACGGCCCCTGCGTATCACGACTCCGAAAGGTGACCGCACCGCCCTGGCCCGCTCGGAAGCGGCGCCGGCCGGCACGAAGATTCAAATCGAAGTTCTCCTATTGAAGCCGGACCTGAAAAAGTATGTTATCAATTGGCTCGATTATGGAATCTTGCGGGGTCTGGGCCAGTGGCGAAATAGCGGCATGGGCCGTTTCAGATGGCATGAAATAGATCGGTTTGTTTGACTCGGCTATAGTCCCGGTGCGAAGGCGTACCTTGGCCCTGAAAAGCTGGGCAAGGCAAAGGCTAAGCTGAGCGAAGTATTGTTACGCACTGCAGAGGCAATGCTGACCAGGGCGGGCCAAGGCTCGGCAAAGGCAGAGCATGGCAGCGCAATGCGGCGTCGCAAAGCAAAGGCGAAGTTGGGCAGAGTAAGGCCACGCGGAGCTAAGGCGTAGCATGGCAGCGATATGCCTTAGAACGCAAAGCGAAGGCAGAGCGGTGTAAGGTTCTGAAATCCGCGGCTCGGCAAAGGCGTAGTTATCCTATGCTGTTCGACGAATCGCTCAGCGGGGCAATGGCAGGGCAGTGATCAGCGAAGCATGGCATTGCAGCGCTGAGGCGAAGCCAAGCCATGCCGCGTGATTCGTAGCGAAGGCGTCGCGGCGTGTTGTGCCGCTAAGCTCCGCAAAGGTGAGGCGGTGCGAATCGTGGCCGAACGTTGCGCCGCTCAGCGAAGGCAATGCTGGGTCTGACATCGCGGTCCTTAGCCCGGCAACGGCAAAGCTTTGAAGCGCGACGCAATGACCCGCTTGGCACTGCAAAGGCGAAGTGACGCGAGGCAGGCCGAGGCCATGCTTAGCAAAGGCAAGGTGAACCGCTGTTGTGCGATGGACCGCATCGCAAAGGTGAAGCAGTGCGGTGTACGGTATGGCTCAGCATCGCAATGGCATTAGACTGCGAGGCAGCCCGGGGCCATGCCTGGCGAAGCTCAGCAACGGCAAGGCATTGCCATGCGTGGCAACGCGAAGGCAATGAATCGCTGTGCTTTGAAAGGTGAGGCTGAGCAGGGCAAGGCAAAGGCAGAGCGGCTCAGTGCAAAGCGTGGCAAAGCTGTGCGGTGCACGGCAAGGGCAAGGTCAGGCATGGCATAGCTGGGCAACGCAAAGGCGTGGCACACCGCTGCTGGGCACGGCAAAGGCTGGGCGACGTCGAGCGGCGAAATGCTTAGCATAGCAAAGGCAAGGTGGGGCAAAGCCTGGCGTGCCCTGGCAGGGCAAGGCAAAGGCGAGGTTTCGCAAAGTGAGACGCTCCGCAGCTCGGCAACGGCAGTGCGTGGCACACCGCTGAATGGCATTGCTGGGCACTGCATGGCAATGGCGAAGCTCAGCGGGGCAAGTCGATGCAAAGCCCAGCGGCGCAATGGCTTAGCTCAGCGGTCCATTGCACGGTCCGGCATAGCAAAGGCGAGGCAGCGTGTGGTTTTGCTCCGCATAGCCCGGCGAAGGCAAGGCAATGGTAGGCGCTGAGGGGTACGGCCCCGCAAAGGCAAAGCTGGGAAAGGTGAGGCCGTGCAATGCTGAGCCTGGCTCGGCAAAGCAAAGGCAGTGCTTGGCTTGGCGATGCACGGCAAAAGCTGTGCAGAGTATTGCATTGCCGTGTGCGGCAAAGCAAAAGCAATGTGGGGCTCCGCTACGCCCAGCGCCGCAAAGGCACCGCATGGCTTAGCGATGCACGGCAAAAGCGTTGCCGTGATATGCTGTGCCCGGCTTGGCACAGCGAAGGCAAGGTGAGGCCTGTCAATGCATGGATCTGCGGTGCAAAGGCCAGGCATAGCGTAGCAGCGCCAGGCATAGCTAAGCAAAGGCTGGGCAATGCTTTGCCGCGAGGGGTACTGCATGGCTGGGCAGGGCGAAGGCGGGGCGGCGCTCAGCAACGCTCGGCATAGCAAAGGCGAGGCCGTGCAATGCTGATCCCGGCAAAGGCAGAGCTGAGCACCGCCCAGCAGCGAAAGGCCGGGCTCGGCAAAGGCAATGCTGGGCTGAGCCACGCTTGGCAAAGCAAAGGCGTGGCGGCCGGTGGTTTTCGGGCCGGCCGGCATGCCACTTTACATCGTTAAATGACCCGCCAGTAATAGGTTAAGGCAAATATGAGCATGAATGTCACTTGCGTTCTAATTTTCGACGGGTCCTCCCTGGACTGTAAGTCCAACGCGGGTCGGAGCTTGCGTTTTTCGCTTAAGAAAAAACTTTTTTTTTCCGACTTTACATACATCGGGAATTTTTTACGAGGTTCGCCCTATGTCACCGGGTAAGAAAGGAAGGCAAATAAATGACCATAACTGTGAAGAACAAACCAAAAAGTCTGAAACCAAAAATGTCACCTGCTGGCCAGACGTCGTCAAAGAAACCAGAAAAGAGCAAAGTAAAAAGGCGGATAAAAAAAAGCCGAACGGCATCTGCCAGGCGGGTGGCAGCCGGCCGGCGCATCGGATGTCCCGGGGTAGGGATGTTCAAGATGAGGGACCTGGAGCCGGCCGGGTACAATCCCCGAGAGATTGATGCCGAGGCTTTGGAAGGGCTGACGAATTCGATAAGCCGGTTTGGCTGCGTTGAGCCGATCGTCATCAATACCCGGGGCCGGCATAATGTAATCGTCGGGGGCAATCAGAGATTTAAGGTCCTGCAGGATTTGGGTGTCACCGAGTGTCTATGTGTATCTATCAGCTGCAGCCGGGCTGATGAGAAACTGCTGAATCTGACCTTGAACAATCTGCTGATCCAGGGGGACTTCATTAAGAAAATCGAAGATTATATCGAGCAGCTGAGAAAGGAGCTGCCGAATGATAAGGATTTCCTGAGTCTTAGAATTGCCGACCTGCAGAATGAGCTGGGCAGGTTCCCTGGCAAAACCGGTCTGGTCCCTGATGATGATATCCCGCGGATTCCCAGGAAGGTAACGACCAGGCCCGGGGACCTGTGGACCCTGGGAAATCACCGGCTGTTGTGCGGCGATAGTACGAAGGGCCATATGGTCAGCCGGCTCATGGCCGGTTCGAAGGCGGACCTGTTTGCAACGAACCCGCCGTATTGCGTTGACTACACCGGCAAGAACCGACCAGGTGGCGGGAAGAATTGGTCGGAACAATTCCGCGAGATTGAGATTTTAGATCCAAAAAAGTTCATGAAGGATTATCTGTCTGTCGGTCTGAATACCATCAAGAAGAAAACGGCGATTTATTTATGGTATGCAGATTGGCGAAGGGCTCTGGTCCAAGAGGTCTGCGCTGAGCTGAAGATACTGGTTCACCAGCAGATTATTTGGGTTAAGCCGTGCGTTGTATTTGGCTTTTCGTTCTATCCCAGGCGCCACGAGCCGGGCCTGTTAATGTGGAAGCGTGGTGACATGCCGCCGTTCAAATCCAAAAGCAAATCAATCGGCACCGTATGGCCGGTCGGATATAACAAAACCGGGGACCCGACTTCCCCGGAATATTATCAGGATGTCTGGGAGCTGGATTACGAAGGCAAGAAAAGACCGGGCGGGCTCGAGCATCCGACCGTGAAGCCGGTCGAAGTGTTTGCCATCCCGATGCGGGTCCATACGAGTACTGGGGGTATCTGCTATGAGCCGTTCTGTGGATCGGGCTCACAAATAATAGCTGCCGAGAAACTGGACCGTCGATGTTATGCTATGGAGACGGAGCCGGTCTTTGTGGATGTGGCGGTCGAACGCTGGGAACGATGGACGGGCACCAAGGCAAAACGAACAAGGAAGTGAGTTAAGTTTTGGCGAAAACGACTATTGAAATAGCAACCTCACAGCGGCATATGCTTTTGCTGAGAAAGGTCAAGGATAATAAGGCATTGACCCGGTTGGAGCTGGCCGAATTGAAAATGTACGAACGGAAGGCGGCCGCCAAGATAATCGCAAAGACCAGGATGCCGAGGCCCCCGGCGAAAAAGAAAAAGCCGAAAAGAGCTCCGCCGGCGGGGCCTGGAAAAAAAAAGGCAAAGAAGACCAGGAAAAAACGGAAGGCCAGGCCGCCCATAGATAAGGCGGAGGTCCGGAGGCTGGGACTCGAATCGGAAAACCTGACCGCCGCGGATGCTGCGATTAAGACCCGCATGTCTTTGGCGTATTTGTTAAAGAAATATCCGGAGCTCAGGGATGCCTGGGACCGTGGCCGGTTCCTTCGGAATCTCAGGGGCCTGGCCGGTACCAGTGCAACAATTCCGGAGGCAGCTGAAAGATTAGAATTTGCAAGCGCTCGAGATCTGCAGTTGGTGATGGATGAAGATATGGAAGTCGCAGACTTGTGGAAACAGACGCGGCTTGCCGTAACGCTTGAGCTCAAGGCGGCCGTAATGGATGCCGCCAAGGAAGGCAAGGCGGACGCGATCCGGGCGGTGGAGGAGATGCTTAAGGACGAAAAAGAAACGACCGGGGCGGACCTCACCAGGATAACGATTAACCAGCTGGTCGAAATAACGGGCCGGACCAGGCAAACAGTTCACGATTGGTTTAGCAAGCTCGGGATGCCGCGAAATGTAGACAAGACTTTTAACCTCAGTATTTTCCTGCCGTGGTTTGAGGATTTTTTGCTTGGTAAAACAGGCAAGGCTGAAGTGCGGGAAGTTATCCTGGACCCGTATCGGGAGATGAAGGTTGAAAAGCTGAGGGCGGAGCTGGCCCGCCATCGAAACGAAACGCTCGATCGAAACGCGGTTATAATTCAATTGGTTGCCTGGGCACAGCATCTCGTTTCTTATTGTGATCGGCATAATGATGAGATATCGAGGCTTTGCGTTGGTCAGCCCCGGGAAAGGGTGAAGGAAATTCATAGGCGGTTTTTCCAGGACCTGCATGCCGCAATTGCAAGGGTCCCGAAAGAATTGCATCTGCCGGATGATAAGGAAAAAGAGCTGGTCGCATATATGATGAGTTTGAATCCAGAGAAAGGGGGCGGCGACTTTGGTACTTAGTGGGATTGGGGCCCAGCCTGAAGTGGGCGGTATTTTATTCCGTCATGATATCCCGTCGTTATCTGAATGGGCGGAGGACCGGTATATCTTGCCAAAGGAAACCGCCGAGCTGTCTGGTCCCTGGTCAAACGATTACGTCCCCTATCTGATGGACCCGATGCGGTGGCTTTCGGATATGGCAACCCGCCAGGTGACAATTTGTGCGTGCACCCAAGCGGCGAAAACTGAGCTGGGTAATATCTTTATAGGCCGGACCGTCGATGTGAATCCCGCACCGACCATGATTGTCATGCCGCGGGAAAAAGATTCAAACCGGCGAATTGCTACGCGCTTGCGGCCGATGTTCAAATCGACCCCGTCCCTGTTACGTCACCTGGGCGGCCGGCTCGAAAAGCTAAACACCGGCAAGGAAACGATTTTTGACAATATGATCTTGTATATT